CTGGATGTTGCCAGTCGGCAGGATTTGCACCATCGCCTTGCCGTCCGCGTTCACGCCGCCGCGATTGAACGCGCCGGGCCGCGAGTTGAAGTCCATGAGACCGTCATCGTTCAACAGATAGATCGGGTCCGCTGCACGATGGCCTTGCTTGAGGAAGGTGGTCTTTTGCGCGTTGAGGGTCTTGAGCGCCGGCAGCACCATCATCGCAGGCGAGCGCCCGTAGGTTTCGCCCGGCGCTTGATCGTAGCGCGAGATTGCCATGGGGAAGGTCGAGTAACCGCCCTCGCTCACCAGCATGTGACCGTCATAGGCGATGTAGTAGGATGCCCAACGCTTGCCCTTCGGGCCGATGCTGCGCGGGTCATAGTCATCCGAGCGCGGCACGACGCGATGCAAGAACAAGTAGGGGGTCTGACTGTTCTTGTGGTAGGCTTCGACAATCGCAGCCGGGAGATTTTCCTCACCGAACTGCTGCACAGCCTGTCGGCCAGTGAGCCGGAAGGCGCGGATGAAGCTGTCCACCTGACCCTGATGGTTCTCCTTGATGTAAAGCTCACCGAGCGGAACCGCCTTGTAGCGCAGGCCGCGCGCCCCGGTGTTGTCCATCAAGCCGTCCACGAACATGCCGCCTGTGCCGAACGCGCCGAGGGAATTGTAGATGGCGTAGTTCTGCGCCGCGAAGTTCGCGTGAGGAGCATACCGCTGTTTAAACAGCGTCTTGGTCGCCTGCTCATACCACACGCGGACGCTGCGATCTTTCATCAGGTAGTCGCGGTCGCCTTCGAGGCCGTGCCAGAACATATTGCGCGGCGTGAGCAAGCTGTCGCAGATCGCGGCGAAGCGATGCAGCGCCATCTGCCCGTTCGCGTCGATCTGACGGAGGTTGAGCTTTTGGCCGGGGAAGTTGTAGGAGCCGTGGTAGAAGGTGTTGCTGTAAACCGGCAGGATGAGTTCGCTGATCTCCTGCCACTGCGCCGCCGTGGTGTTGCGATAGGTCTGACACTCCGAGAAGTCGCGAAGGCTCTCCTCCGTAATCTTCTTCGCGTAGCTCGTCTGCGTCCCATAGAGATCGGTGGCTTGCGCCTTGATGTCGTCAGCCATTGCCGTCTCCCATCGGGTTCGTCAGCAGTGCCAGCCCTGCGGGACTGTAGAGGCTCTGGTTCTTCTTGGCGGCGAGGAGGCGCTTCTTCGCCTCCTCAGTCATGTCCTCGATCTTCGCTTGCAGCGAGGCCCCAAGGCCAAGGTCAGCCGCAGCGGGCGAGATCATCAGGTTCTTCTGGTTCATTGAGGGCATGGCGGCGCTCCGGGCGCGCAAGAATATTTCGTCCGCGCAATAATATTGCTTTCCGGGGCCGCTGTCAACCCTTGTAGGCCGGGCAGCGAAGGTTCTGGCCTACCTTGTTGCGAACGCTCAGGTCCTTGGCGAGCGCCGGCCCCGCGAACCGACTGCTGGCCGGCTTGTATGTATTGTATTTGAGCGGGCCGACGAGGGCCTTGCACACCGCGTTCGTGTCGGTCGGGCTTGGAAGCTCCCCGGCGCAACCAGCGAGTAGAAGGGCGATAGACACCCATAGGGTCACGATCTTCATGGCTCAGTTCTCCGGGGAATTGTAAGGGTCGGGCGTGGTGGAAGTCTTTGCGCCCTCCACGGCCTTGCCGACCACCTTCTCGATCACGACTGTCTTTGCCGTGCAACGCTTGGCCTCATCCTTCGCGCCGACAACTTGGCCGGCCATGAAGATCGCGATGCCTGCGGCAATCCACAGGATGTCCTTGCGAAACTTCGTGAGGAAGGGGCCGATGACCGGGATGCTGTCGCTCAGGAAATAAGCGAGACCGCAGATGATGAGCAGGCCGATGCCGAGACCCCAATGCCAGATGAAGCCGCCGAGGCCGGCGAACGCCAGTTGAATTGCTGTCCACATATCACTCTCCTACGAACCAAGAATGGATTGTCGCCCACAGGCCGCGCGGCGCGGGCTGCTCTTTCGGAAGCGGGGCCGGCACTGGCACTGGCACAGTCGGAGTGCGCTTCGCCAGCACAGCCTTCGCTGCCGGCTCATCGTCCTCCATCAAGCACAGCGCGTGTTCGACGTAGCGGCGATTGAGGAGGCCCTGCACGAACTTGCCGTTCGCCTTGGTGTAAAGCTCGAACGCCTTGCAAGCGCCGGCAACATCGCCAGCGTTCATCTTGCGCACCATGCTGGACTTGCAGACGGTGCCGGGGCCAAGGTTGAAGCTCGCGTCAACGAACGCTGCGAAGCGCCACGGATATTTCTGCTCATCGACGTGCAAGCACTTGCGAATTGGATTGACATAGCGCGGCGTGTCCTTCGCCAGCAACTCCTCGGCCTCGATCTTGGTGATGCGATCACCGATCTGGACATCTTCGATGTGACCGTAGCCGATGGTGTTGACGCCCGGAGGGTCAATGGGGTCGTGATGGCCGACCGGCGCGAAGCCTTCCATGAGCGAGACGCAAGTAATGAAGATAGGCAACCAGCCGCCCTTGCTGCCGGTTGCCTTGATCTTCGTCAGGTTTGCTTCCGCTATCGCGTTCGTCATAGCACACCTTGGAAATGGTGGCCGGCGCGCTGGTGGTCCTAGTATCCAGCTTTAAGCCTTCGCCGGCCTAAGCAGGGGGAGGCACCCTGCTTATTCGCATGTCAGGCCGTTTAAACCCTCGCGGGCAAGAAGGGCCTTCACATCTTCGAGCGACACTGCGAGGGCCAACGTCTCGCGACCGCGCACGTTGACACCAATCAGTTCGCCGGCATCGTTGTAGAGCGCGCCACCGGAGTTGCCACCCCAAATCGAAGCGGTGTGCTGCGTGACATTGTGATCGCCCTGATCGTCGATGCCGTAGAGTTTGTAGGTGCGGTCGGTGCTGGACACGATGCCATCGCTGACGTTCGCATACATCACCGCGTAGGGATTGCCGACAGCATAGACGTGATCGCCGCGCGTCGGAGCCTTGCAGGCGATCTTCGCCGCAGTCGCGCCGGTCATCTTGGCCGTGGTCTGCAACAGAGCGAGATCGCTGTCCTTGTCGGAGGCGACGATCTTGAAGCGATAGACCGCGCGGCTGGTCTCGTCATGGTTCTTGAAGGTGAGCAGCGAGACTGTGCCCGGCACAGCAACGCGGACCTTCTCGGTCGTCACCTTGCCATCGTCGCCCACCTTCTCGCGCTCGATGGTGCGATACTGGTCACTGATGCAGTGATAGGCGGTGAGGACGTAGCCCCGGTCCTTGTCGATCACAGTGGCCGAGCAGTTGTCGTTGAGCAGGAGGTTCGTGTGATCGACCTGTTCGTTCATCGCCTTCTGCTCCCACGCGGACGCGGGCGCAACAAGGCCGAGCAGCAATGTCAGGGAGAGGATGAGCTTCTTCATGGCAGCCTCCTTTGATTGAGGCTGCGTATGCTATAGTGTCGCGGGAGGATGTCAACGCCAATCGAGCGGATTGTCCCCGGCCCCGATAGCCATGCCTGATTTGCCGGCGTTCCCCAAGACGAAGTTGCCGAGTTGCACAGGCTTCGCGAACCGCTTGGCCATGATGCCCTGCCGCGTGGCGGAGAGCAAGTCGTCATTGATCTTGACAATCAGGCCGTCCTTGCGGTGGTAGAAGCGATACTCCTCGAACCACTGGACGTTCTGCGCGCACACCTTGAGCCGGCCCGACGCGAGGCGTTCATCCATTTCCTTGATGCCGGCCTCTGTCGAGTAGCCGCCGTCCGGGAACGTCGCATGGGTCGGCAGCATCTTCAAGCCCTGCGCCTTGTAGAGCGAAGCGATGGTGGCGTTCGCGCCGCCCTTCTCGCGAGCGTTGCCGTCATGCGGCCACGCGACCGGGACAGCAGCGCCGTATGCTTTCATCTGTGCGGCGTGAAACATCGGCTGCGAGTTGATCGGGTTGCGCTCGTCACCCTTCAAGCGGATGCAGTTGAGGACGTAGATCACATCGTTGTCCCGGTCCCACAGCAGGAGGACCGCAGCGAAGGGATGGCCAACGCCGAAGTCCACGCCCCAAATCTTGACCCAATGCGCGGGAACGTAGTCGAGGTAGGGGACTGTGAACGATGCTTCGTCATAGAGGAAGATGCGACCTGAGCCGAGCAGCGGCACACCGTAGCGTCGAGCATCGCGCTCGTGCGCCGGGTAGCCTTCGATCATCTTGCGCTTCTGCTCCTCCGAATACCACGTCGCTTCATCGAGCGACATCTTGATGAGCGCGCGATCTGGATGCGGCTCGTCGAAGCGAGCATAGAGATCGGTGCGACCATGCAACGGAGTGAACGTCACGATCATGCGCGAGAGATCACTGGCACGGATACGAGCAAGAAACTCGGAATAGATGTCCATGGGCGGTTCTTCGTCCGCGTGACCGAAGTGTAGGTTCTCGCCCTGAAACTTCTCTCGGCCCTGCTCGAACGATTTGAACTGACAGGTGGACACACCATCCTCAATGCCGTTCGTCTTGTGGATGACTTGGATGGTGTCGAAGGCATCCGTAACGCCTCTGGCCAAGGTAGGCTTGTCGGCAAATCGGTTCTTCGGTATCATGCCGGTGCCGAACGCGCTGACCACGCCGTAGGGTCCACAGAGCTTCGACTGCACAACGTCGCGCGACAACACGCCGGTCTCAGATGCAATCCACATATTGACAGGATGCGGGAAGCGGACGCCCGGCCACCAATCGGGATAATCGCCGGTCAGATGACAAGCATCCTCGAACGTGCCACTCTCGGACTTGCCGACACCGTTGCCGGCAGCAAACATGACTTCGCGCTTCTCTTTACTCGCGGCGAAGAACGCCTTGTGCTTCTCAGCCGGCTCGTAGTAGAGCATCTTGTTCTGCGTCTTGTGCCGGTCCACCGTCTCCATCAATTCGAGGGTGTCGGACAACTCTTGGCTATGCTCGCTCATGGCTCACAATCCTAAATCTGCGTCCGGGTCTTTGACAACCTCGAACTCCGCGTCGATGGGAGCCGGTTGCGCCTTCACGATGGCGAGGAGTTGCGGCGGCACCAGCTTCTCATTGTCCGGGTTCTTCGCAATCAACTGACGGATGCGCGCGATCATCGCCTCATCGGTCTTGCTCACGTCCTGCGTCATCACTTTATGCTCCGATACCTCGTGCAGCCCGGTGCGATTGAGGATGGCGACCGACGCCTTCAAGCGGGTCTCCTCCTTCAAGCCGCGCGCCGACAGTTGGATGAGGGTCGAGACCGCGATGGCCTGTCCGCTCTGTAGCCGTTTTATGTTCTCCTCGTGCAGCGCCTTCTGCACATTCTCGTTGCGCCACAACTGCGAGGCGACGACACTGAGGCTGGTGGTCTCGGCATTGGCCGTGGAGCCGGCGTAGGCCGCAGCCTTGGAATGGTCATCAGTGCCGAGGATGCAGAGTGCGATCACAAAACGACGCTGCAAGGGGGTGCAGGCCAACATGCAGGGGCCGAGATCGGACAACGGCGGGTCCTCAATGAACTGGCCGGCAGGCGGATGGTATGGCATTTCGAGCCTCGGTGGCGCAGGGCGGCGGGCGAAGCCTATACTTTATATTGTGAAGCCATAGGTGTCAACCCTTTTTCGATGGTCGCCGACGCCATCCTCGCCAGATCGCCGCGTAATTTTATTGCGTGGTCGGCGACGGTAGGTCTTGTCGCCGCCGCGTGTAATTGCTTGCTATTACATCTACACAACATCTAGCGTTCGCGGGGGTGGCCCGCCACTACCCCCGGTCTATTCGTGCGCAACAATATTGCGCGGATGCTGCTTTGCATCGGTGGCAAGCGTGTTTCCTGCACTGCGCGCAATAATATTGCGTCGAATGTGCGCAAGCGTGAGACATGCGGAATAGGACATGGGGCCGAGCAGGCCGAGGCTTGCGATAGCTCGGCCAAGGTGCTAGCGTTAGCTCATCTTTCACCCTCTTGACAAACTTCGGCTAGGGTGCTATTATGCGTTCGCAATCCGGCGCAAAGCCCGCGCAGCCCCGAAGCGGTGCTGTCTGCGCCCTGATTGCAAAACGCATAACACCCCAACCCGTTAGTAGTTTGTTAGCCGCAATGCCATCATGCGCTTGCGTTGCGCGCCGCCGTTTGCCAGTGTCAGGCCATCGCAACACGGAGCCGACATCATGCCGAGCGATGCAATCGAGCTTGAACTGCTGTTAGAGTTGTCACGCGCGCAACGCGAGGCCGTCTCAGTCATTCATGCGCGCCGAGCAGCCGAGCAGCGCGGCGACATCTTCTATAGCAATGAACATGGTGTGCCAGCTTGGCAATTCCTGCTGTTGCTCGCGCTCGCCACCGCACCAGCCTTCATGCTGGCCTTGCTGCCGCTCTACACGCCGAATTGACCGATCACGAAAACGTGATTGAACATCGCTTGACATCCAGTGTTGTCTGTGAGTAGATCACAATGCGTTTAAACAAGTGGAGAGCACAAATGGCTGACAAGGTAGATAGCACGGCAAATGTGGCGGTCACTCTGGCGCGTCATATTCAGTGGCAGTGGCAAGTCGAGGGCTTCGCAGCGGACATCCCTCGCACGGTGCAAGATGTTCTCACCTTGGCCAAGGCGGCAATCTCGCCCATGCGCTTCGATTATGAAGCCGACCGCGAGGCGGTCACTCATCTGTGTGCGGTTAGGCTCATGGCATTTTATAACGTCAAGTAGCTGTCGCGGCCCTAGCGCATCCCATGCGGTGCGCTAGAACGGCGACAGTGCCGACAACCGAAGGAGGATTGACATGGGCAAGCAGCAATTATTGGTTTTGGATTTTGCCTTGCGCCACCCTAATGAATGGCACTCTTACGACGCTAAAGACAAATCCGTAGTGAACGCCATCCGAAAGCTAGCCGAGGTCGGCATCTTCACCCTCAGTCTAGACAGTAATCAATTCATGCTCGTAACAGGCGCGGGACGTGACGCGCGTTGCTGGCGGCGAGCCATCAAGCTCTAACAGAGGAGGCAAATCATGTATGACAATGCCAAGAGCGCGGCGCAAGCCTCGCCATCAATGACGCGGCAGCATTGGCTGGAATGTTCGCTAGTCGAATTGCGGCGTTCCTTTGCCAAGCTCGGCTATGACGTGCCGGCCAAGGTGCGGGTTAGCATCGGCTGGCCACACGGAGCGCGCGGCGGAAAAGGCGGAGCCGACACTATCGGGCAGTGCTGGTATGACAGCGGCAGCAGCGACAAACATCACGAGATTTTCATATCACCATCGCAGGGTGACGGCGCGCGTATCATCGACATTTTGGCGCACGAGCTATGTCACGTCATCGCCGGCCCCAAGGCAAAGCATGGCGCGGCGTTCAAGGCTGTCGCGGTGGCCATCGGTCTCACCGGCAAGATGACCGCCACAGTCGCCGGCGAGCCTATGAAGGAGCTAGCCGCCGACATCATCCGCAAGCATGGCAAGTATCCCGGTGGCAAGCTCTCGGCACTCCGCAAGATCGGAAAGCAGGGAACGCGGCTGCTCAAGTGTGAGTGTGAGACGTGCGGATACATTGCGCGCGTCACTCGCAAGTGGATTGATGACGTTGGCGAGCCGACTTGCGGCGTTGCGTCTCATGGCCGGATGGTCTGCGACTAGATCACGGAAACGTGATTTGCCAGCCCTAGCGCCATCGTTTAAACAGGTGACGCTAGATCGGGCAAACCATAGAGGCAAACATGCGACAAGCTCTTGACCGCGAATTGAACCGCATCATTCTGGAACTAGCGCCGGCCCATGTCGCGCGTGACGTTGCCCCTGAGACGTTCCGGGATTTGATGACAGCGCACGGCCAAGGTGGCGAGATGCCGGTATGGGCCGGCGCTAGTGACGCGACCATATACGCGGATGAGCGCGTGAACCACGCAGCGCGGGCTTGGCACGATGGCCACCATATCGCGGGCTTGCATGACTTTACATTGGCCGGCGAAACGGCGGCTTGCGAGCGGCAGATAGTCGAGTTGTTGCGCCGCTATCCTAGCGCCCCGCGCCGGGCACTTGACATCATCCGCGCCGAGGTCATCGGTCAGGCAACCTATGCCGGGCTGCATGGCGCGTTCCCCGTCGATCAATATGCTTTCACCCTGCAAACCATTGGAGGCTAACACTATGCGACTGACTTGCACTACTGGCCGGCTTGAACTGTTTAAACGGCACTGGCCCTGCCACAATATCAGCGATGCCGTCGCCAGCGTCATCTTTGAGTATGACGCGCGCAACAATGATCTTACCGACATCGTGACGCTAGGCGAGAGTGGCAAGCCTGTCGATGCCGGCGAGGATAGCGGGATTGCGCTCGGCTATCTGGCGCAAGACATCTTTAAAGAAGCAACCGGAGAGGAGCAGTAGGAACATGGCAAGCCGCACTTATATGAAATACCGCGTAATGAGCCGCACTTATATGAAATACCGCGTAATGATCGAGGATGGCATCATTGGCAAGCCCTTCGTGCGCGGCCTGAGCCGAGGCATGAATGACGCATGGCGGCGAGATCGCGGCTATTCTGTCGGTCAATCGGCCAACGGCATCAGCGCGGAAGAAATCGCCATCCTGCAAAACCTGATGGCAACGCGGACGGTTCGCGTCGAGGAGGCTTTGACGCGGCAAGGTGTCGAGTGGCTGGCCAGCCGCAAGGTGCAAAAACACCTTGGCAATCGGGAGCGGGAGATCGTGGCATCATTCTCGCATTACACCATTGCCGGCTTTTGGGAGCAGCGCGGACATCATATGCCTATTTGGCGCGTTCACGACAAGGCGGGCCGCACGTTCACCTATTACACCGGCTCATGGCAAAGCGGCATCCCGCTTACTGTCATCGGGTAGGGGTTGCAGCCCATGCGCCACTATGTTAGGGTGGCGCATGATCGGCAATCCAGCCGACTAGAGGAGCAAGGAAAATGTTTCGCAACAGCAAGCGGCAAGCGGAAGCGATGAAGGAAATGGCGGCGGCGCGCAAGCGTCACGCGGCTAACGCACTTGAATGGCTGCGCCGCTACACCATCGCTTGCGACCATCGGGGCGAGCGTGATGAGGCCGGCTATGAGACGCATGGCAACCCCGCCGCGATCTATCGCATGGCCGAGATCGAGGCCAAGGCGGCGGGCTTCGACCATCCCGGTGCAATCCCGCTTTGCATGGTGGCGTAATGCGCCGGGTTCGCACCATCATCAAGGCGGGGCTAGTGCTGGCGGTTGCGCTCGGCATCGCTGCCTATGCGCTCAGTCGCATCCCGCCACTGGTCTCAGGCCATGACATCCGTGCCGCGCTTGTGGACGGAGATCGGCACGAGGCCGAGGAGTTGGACCGCGCGTTCCTGCGCTGGATGTCACACCGCTGTCAAGACAACGGCAAGACGCTGGCCGGCGAGACTTGCACCTGATGCAGTCCTAGCCCCGTTTAAACAGCGGGGCTAGAGCGGCAACAGTGCCGACAACGAAGGAGGTAAGATCATGGGCGCAGGCCCGACGAAAAGACAGGTAGCTGACGCGAGACGCGCACTCATGCGCCGAGCGGCGAGGGAGTATGGCGGAAGCTGCACCGGCAAAGGCGCTTCCATTCTGGTGCAAGGGCGCAACTGGTGTTTGACCAGTCGGCTCATTCACGCCAGCAATGGTGAGGCCGCGTTGCTCTTTGCAGCATGGATACTCGACGCGCCTTGTTACATCGGCGGGGAGCCGAAGCCGAGTGCAAGCGATTGGCATAGCGGCTATCGTGAGGCGCTTCAAGCCATTGGCGTGGAGCCTGTTTAAACGCACTTCAAGGCCGGAATAGCTCGATCACGAAAATGTGATTGGACAGTTCCGGCCTTCTGTGGTAGGGTTGATAATCCCTGCAAGGAGGTTTGCAATGGGCATCAATGGCTGCAAGTGCGATCACACTGCCGAGGGCGCAATCCCTCTCTTTCTCTGCCGCATGGGCTGCAATCCCGACAAGTTCACGGACGCCACGCGAGACGCCGCGATAAAAGAAGCGCCGGCCTTCGTGGACCCGATCACCGAACAACAGAGAGCCTTGCGCGCCAAGTTCGCGGCTGATAAGAAGGCCAAGAGCAACGCGCAGCGAGAAGCTTGGCTCAAGAGCAAGGCCGACGCTGGCGAGCGATACAATGCCAAGCTCAAACTATGGGAGAAACAAAATGCACAAGGCGAGTGGGTCCCCGTCGCCGTCGCGTAGGCGCTTCCTCACACTGCTCGGCGCGGCTGTTGCTGCGCCGGCACTGCCGCCCTTGCCTCGTGCAGCAGGGATGAGACCGGAGCTTGCCCTGCCCTATGGCGTCGGCCCGGCTATGACTGCGACCGAAGTGCAACGCTGGCTCAATGAATGGTGCGCAACAGTCGCACGATTGGAGCCGAACATTTTAGACTGCATTGATCTGGATGCCATCGAGCGCACATTGGAGGAGCAAAAATGCCTAAGCTGACATTAGAGACGTGGCAATCGACCGAGGGCAAGACCGAGCAGCATTATTTTGTGCGCGGCATCGGTGGCATCGAGACCTACGTTGTCGGGTTTAACCCGGAGATTATTTCAGAGACAGGCCGCGCTGCCATCATCGCACTTGTCGAGGCCGAGCTATTGATCGGGCACAGGAAGCCAGTCAATGCCGCGCGAAACTAAGGCCGAACGCGAGGCGCGCTTTTGGGCCAAGGTGGACAAGAGCGCCGGCCCGGAAGGTTGCTGGCCGTGGATTGGCGAGCGCCGCAGCGAGACATCGCAATACGGGCGCTTCTATCTTGCACCGCACCGCCGAGCTAAACGTATTGGCGCGCATCGCTTCGCTTGCAGTTTGGCTATTGGCCGCGAGCTTCGCGCCGATGAGGTTCCGCTGCACTCGTGCGACAACCCGCCTTGCTGTAACCCTGCACACCTGACACCGGGGCCGCAGCTTCGGAACGTGCGCGATATGATTGCGAAAGGCCGCGCAGGGTGGCAGCGTTTAAACAACTCACCTGTGGACGAACCGAAAGTTCCGCTTGACCCGGAGCCGCAGTGTGGTAACATTGGAGGTCAAGTGGGAAGTGGGGACTTCAATGAAGGACTTTGAAATGGAGCTTGGCGAGTTGATCGCTCGCCACAAGGAAACGTCTGCTGCCGACATGATCGAGGCGATGGACACCTACATCGCAATGCTGGACAGCAAACAAGAGCGGGAGTTAGTCGGGGCAACTGCACCGCCGCCACACGCGCACTAAAATAAAAAGGCCGGCGCTCGCCACAAGCGCCGGCCTAGTTTTTACGCTTCGATCTTCACGCCCTCCGTAAAGTTGAAGCCCAAGGTGTGCTTGCCGCGCCGCTTCACAAACTTGGACATCGCTTCGTCGAGGGTCGCCTGCACCGAAGTCTTGATCTGCTCGACCTCCTCGGCGGAGTAATCGTAGTTCGAGCTAGCCAAGTTTCCGATCAGTCGCACCGCGTTCACCGCACGAGTAACGCGGGCCTGACCCAAGCGCCGGAACTTCTCGTGCCGGCTCTCGATGGTCCCGACTGCATTGGCCGGGGCCTTTCTTGTTCGCTTCGCCATCTTCTGTCTCACCTTCCTTTCTGTTGCTGTTACATTTTGCACCGCTACTCACCACCAGCGGCAGGGTTGCCAAGCCATCGGAAGCCTCCTTTCTCTTGACTTGAACCGCATTGATTACGGCCAAACAACAGAAAAGTCAAACGAAAGTTCGGCTTGCGTCGATCACGTTTTTGTGATTTGACTGCGACCGAACCCCGGAGCTATGTCGGGGTTGGAAAACGCCACACGCCACGAGGAGAGTAATAATGAACAGCTACGGACCCGACACTTGGCAGGGCCGCGCCATTGAGGCCACCAAGGGGACGCAATCGAGGCTCGGCGGCATCTTATGCGCCGCTCTCAATACAAACCGCACCGAGCTTCCGCGCTTCGGCACGAGCGCCACCATCGACCAGCAAGGCCGCGTCTGGTCATCGTTCACAACGCGACAGGGCATCCTACATTTACGCGCCCTAGTCTGCACAGTCGATGAGCTTGTCAGTAATTTCCGTGGACTGGCTGACCACTTGAAGCTTAAAGACGCTGACCGCGTTGCCTTGTTTGACAAGCTGCGCGGATGGGTCACGAAAGATGAACGGGTTAAGTCCGTTCTCGACTTCTAGTCGTTTAAACGTGAATATACATCGTGAGGACAACTCAGAACCGCTTTCGTTTACATCGGAAGCACAAGCCAGCCCCCGCCACCGCACCTAACCTTCCGCTCCTTGACGGAGAGTTTGACGAGCTAGGCGATCAGGACTACAGAGATTTGGACCGCGCATCACGCGCTAAATTGGAGGGAGACCATGAAGCATCCGACTAACTTCCACACCTACAGCCCGCTCCTTGAACTGCTCGAACAGCGGTTCAACGTGCTTGGCCTTGGCGATGGAAAGCCGTTCCGCCAGCCGACGCTGCACCCGGAACGCGAGGCCATGATCGAGGCTGTTGCCGACCGTCATGCGGCGGCGAACCTGAGCGACCCTTTCGCTCGCGCTCGCATCCGTATGCACATGCGCCGGGGCCTTGAACTGGTTAGCGACGTTGGCCGGCTTGCGGACGCGCAGCTTCGCGCTCGGCAGGCTGCACACGAGATCGTCGTGATCGAGGCGGCAGCATGAAGTATCTGGTCAAGGTGCGGTGCGGTCCAAATCTGGTGATCGAGGCCGACTACCACCGCATCGAGCAAGGCTGCCTCATCTTGCGTAAGAGCAAGCCGAACCCGCGTAGCTATCCCATCCATGTCGTGACCTTCGCGCCGGGCGCATGGGACAGCATCCAAGAAGCGGACGTGAGCTTCGAGGCGATGCTGCGCCAAGTCAGGGAGATAATGACATGAAGCCGGCAGAGTGGAACACGGCCCTGCATCCTGACATCGGATGGCAGGCTGCCTACGGCACGGTCGCGGCACAGGTCAAGCTTTACCTTGACAGTCTCGACCCCTGCGATGAGAAAACCACCGCCGAGCTTGTCGAGGCTCTTTACCCGGAGACTTTGGCCAGAGGCGAGGGCATCGTCGCCCGCCAGCGCATGTTCAAGGCGCTGCGCATGGGCATCAAGCACCACACCTTCGATGAGTATTCCCACGCGGGGCCGGCGAAGCGCCTTTACGGGGCGAACGTCCATCCGCCAGTGTGGCACTCACGCAGGGAGAAGCCGGATAGCCGCGTGTATCTCCGCCAAGTGGACGGCACCGGAAGCTGGCATGTATGCAACAAGGTGGACGCGGGCGCAGTCGCCTTCGTCCGAGAGGAGAAGTGACATGGGAAGCATCGGTCCTTTCTTTTCCAACGCCCGCACGGCGCAGGAAGCTCAAGTCGAGATCGCGGCGCTGGTCAAGCCGGCCAGCACTGCGGAAAAGATCATCCAGCACACCAAGGGGCTGCTGCTCACCCCGGATAAATGGTGCAAGATGGCAAGCTGCCACATCTTCAAAGACAAGATCGTGAGACGTTGCCTGAGCCGGGCGCTGCATGATGCCTTCATGGCACAGGGCTACCCGACCATCGAAGTCCAGCAAGCCTATCAGGAGACCAAGCAGGCGGTTGAGCGCAGCCTGCCGGAGCATCACTTCGACATCATCCACTTCAATGATGATCGTCAGACGCGGCACTCGGATGTTATCTGCGTTCTCGATCAGGCCGCAGTCACAATCCGTCAGGGTCAGGCTCGCCGTCAGTTTGATCGGGACTGTCAGGTAGAGTAGGCGGCACCATCCATTGCAGAGTTCGGCCTGAGCCGACTGTGAGGAGTGCGAGTGAGGACCGAGCTAGCCTTCGCAGGGCTAGCTCGGTT